GCACTACTTGCTAGCTTTGCTGCCGTTACTGCGTCATCCGAGATTACATTTGTTGTGATAAGTGTTGATGCCATAATTTACCCCATATCCACTGGAAATATTAATACTGCACCATAACCACCCTCACCAGACCTTGAATTACTGTTTCCAAATATCGCTCCACCTCCGGCTCCAAGTCCTCCACCTCCTGCTGTACCTTTAACATTAATAGCACCATAAAAACCATTTCCTCCACAAAAAGGACCAGAAACAGATGTTCCATAATTTGAACCTTGCCCAAAAGCATATCCACCGTGACCAGCAGTAACTTGAATTTGTGTTGTATCTCTTCTATAATTATTAAGTTCATAGCTTACTGAAGTATAGGTAGATAATACTTCAAAAGGAGCTAATACGGGCGGTGGAGCTGTTGCTTCTCTACCCGCTGTGCCATAATCTGTACCTCCATATGCACCACCACCAGCAGCAAAAAAGCCGTTGGGGTAGTTTAGTGATCCTCCAAGGTAAGAAGTATACGCCGTATACCCTCCACCTTCAGCTTTATTTCCAGTTCCCCATATACCAACTGCTCCTCCACCTGATACCATTCCTCCTGTGTTTGGAACATCGCCTCCTGCTCCGCCTGTATTATTACAAATAGTACCTCCAGATGCAGCACCACCAGCAGCGCCTGTAATAGCTGAATTTGTTGATTGGGCTCCACCAATACCACCATTGGCCGTCATAGTTGCTATATTTGAACCAGATAAAGAAGAATTACCACCATTGGCTCCTGCATTATCAGGAGTTTTTTGTGCTCCTCCTGCTCCAATAGTAACGGTATAAGTAACAGAAGATAAAAGTGTTAAAAAGCTTATCGCACATCCTGCGGCACCTCCGCCTCCAGAACGATTTGTATTATCATCGCTAGCAGCACCAGAACCTCCTCCTCCAATCACATATACATAGGCTTGCATACTAAAAGCTGGAGTCCATGATTGTGAGCCAAAAAGTCCTATATTTGGTAAGGCTCTTCCTGCTGTGTTATTTCCTACAATTGACATTTATATCTCCTAGATTTCTAACCAGCCTACAGTGTCATCAACATATACCAATTGAACACCGTTACCACTAAATAAAGTTGCGTCTGCTGCAACGCTGTTAATTTTTTGGCTGCCGTTTCTTCCAATAGTGACTGTTGTACCACCACCAGTTGCTTTTATAATTACTGTATTTCCTGCAGAACCTGCTGGTAGTGTAATTGTAAAATCATCGTCAACTACATTGATTGTATTTCCCATACCGTTTCCATGCACAGTACAGTAATATCGTAATCCTGCAACAGGTGCATTTGCTGCAAGAACTAAAACTGTATTTGCGCCCGCATTTCCCGGTGTTCCACTTGAAGTTACTCCTGTTGTATAGGAGCTTCCACCAGAGTCTTTAAATGCAATTGGATGACCATTGTTCGTACCGTCTGATTGTGTAAATGTATAGGTTACTCCTCTTGTAAGAGTTATTACTGGTTGAGCAACACCATCAAGATAAAATACTCCGCCTGCTACTGTTACTGCATATGTTTTTGCAACTGAAGATCCGCCATTTGCAATAAGTTGATCTCGATTCGAAGCAGTATAAGCAGTTGTTTTTATTGCCCAATCATTATAAGCTTTTTCTGATGAAACTGTCGCAAAAGATAGTGTTCCACTGCCGTTTGTTCGAAGAAACTGTCCATTGCTACCGTCAGATACATTTAACCGAGCAATATCAACTGAATTGTCAGCGATTTGAGCTGCGGCTACCGCATCGTCAGCGATGAGTGCAGTTGTAATCGCATCATCCGCTATTAGAGCACTTGTAATGGCATCGTCCGCGATAAGAGCACTTGTAATTGCATCATCAGCAATCTTCGCACTTGTAATCGCATCGTCAGCAATTTTTGCTGTTGTAACATTTGCATTTAATATTTTTGCGGTTGTTACTGCATCATCATTAATAGTTGTAACACTTGAAGCAACAACTTCCGACATTACAATCGCTTCGACTTTCACACCCGTAGCGGGTGCAGTGCTAAACGTTACTGTATTTCCAGAAACACTAAAAGTATCTTTGTGCTGATATACTCCATCATAGTATACTTGCACAAAGTTTTCATTGGCAGGCGTTTTTGATAATGATAGAGTAGTATCACTATTGTCGCCTGTCATCGTATTGATACTAAAATCTGCTTCTTTAGTACCCGGAGTTGTTCCTAGAAACGGCATAGTTTACCCCATCACTGGTCTTTTACTTTCAGTTGGAAAATCTGCAGACGCAGGCCAGTCTCTCAATGCTTTTCGATAGGCAGTGAGTTCAGTTTTCTTTGGAAAATCTGCTAGAAGTGAAAGAGAATCAGTTCTTGTAAGTTCTCCATCTCTCCATATTCGCTCTTCTGCTGTTGCTCTTGCAGTTTTTTCTTCTGCACTCGGCTCTGGAGCTTTAAGCTCTTCTATGACTTTTCCCGGAAAAGCTATCTTGCAAAAATCAAGATCGCCTTTTACGCCTGGATTGATAATTGTTCCATTGCTTTCTTTTATTACATATGTTGCCATTTTTTTCTCCTTTATGCGGTATATTGAATAAGTACTATACCATCTCCCCCACTTCCTGCAGACATTAGTCCATTATAATTCTTAGCTCCGCCACCGCCACCGCCTATGCTTCCATGTTGCCCATTAGCAGTATGTGATTCCGGGTGATGCATCAGGGTACCTCCTCCTGCTAACGCAGGAGCAGCTGACGAATAACCTGCCCAATGTCTGTTATCTTGCCCTACAAAAGCTATACCGCCCTTCCCTCCAGTAATTTCACCAAAACCAGACCATCCCTCTGGCGCAATAGCATCTGAATGGCCTCCACCAGCACCACCATTATCATTTACATTATTTCTAGCAGCGTTACCGGTTCCATGAATACCTACAGCGCCTCCACCATAAAATGCTCCAGCTCCTCCTGTACGATTAACATCACCATTGGATGAAGCACCACCAGCAGAAGCTGAACCATTTGTTGTGCCTCCACCTCCTCCGTTTGCAGTAATCGTAGGACCAACTCCACTTAAAGTCATGGTAGTGTGTCCACCTGCACTCCCTGTTCTGGTACCACTATAACCTCCTCCTACTCCTCCACCCCCAATTACAATTGCATAAGTTTGAGACGTAGTAACTGCATACGTTTTTTTAGAGTAGCCGCCACCGCCACCGCCCATTACGTTACTTCCAGAATTATCACAAGAGCCACCACCGCCTCCTCCAATTAAATGAAAAACACAAGTACCGTCCTGCGGAGGAGTCCAGTTTACTGAATTTGTTATCGCTATCTGAGGTAGTGCTCCTGCTGCACTTGCTGCTAAAATAAATGGCATTTATATCTCCTTCCAGCCCAGAGTGCTGTCTACATATACTACTTGTGCTGCTTTTGTGGCCGCTAGAGTAGCATCTTGTGCCGATCCTTCAAAATTTGATCCGTTTCTTGCAAGTGTCGTTGTTCCTGCTCCTACATTCTTTACTATTACTGTATTTCCTGCTGAAGGACTTGAAGGAAGTGTAATTGTAAAATCATCGTCAACTACATTGATTGTATTTCCCATACCGTTTCCATGCACAGTACAGTAATATCGTAATCCTGCAACAGGTGCATTTGCTGCAAGAACTAAAACTGTATTTGCGCCCGCATTTCCCGGTGTTCCACTTGAAGTTACTCCTGTTGTATAGGAGCTTCCACCAGAGTCTTTAAATGCAATTGGATGACCATTGTTCGTACCGTCTGATTGTGTAAATGTATAGGTTACTCCTCTTGTAAGAGTTATTACTGGTTGAGCAACACCATCAAGATAAAATACTCCGCCTGCTACTGTTACTGCATATGTTTTTGCAACTGAAGATCCGCCATTTGCAATAAGTTGATCTCGATTCGAAGCAGTATAAGCAGTTGTTTTTATTGCCCAATCATTATAAGCTTTTTCTGATGAAACTGTCGCAAAAGATAGTGTTCCACTGCCGTTTGTTCGAAGAAACTGTCCATTGCTACCGTCAGATACATTTAACCGAGCAATATCAACTGAATTGTCAGCGATTTGAGCTGCGGCTACCGCATCGTCAGCGATGAGTGCAGTTGTAATCGCATCATCCGCTATTAGAGCACTTGTAATGGCATCGTCCGCGATAAGAGCACTTGTAATTGCATCATCAGCAATCTTCGCACTTGTAATCGCATCGTCAGCAATTTTTGCTGTTGTAACATTTGCATTTAATATTTTTGCGGTTGTTACTGCATCATCATTAATAGTTGTAACACTTGAAGCAACAACTTCCGACATTACAATCGCTTCGACTTTCACACCCGTAGCGGGTGCAGTGCTAAACGTTACTGTATTTCCAGAAACACTAAAAGTATCTTTGTGCTGATATACTCCATCATAGTATACTTGCACAAAGTTTTCATTGGCAGGCGTTTTTGATAATGATAGAGTAGTATCACTATTGTCGCCTGTCATCGTATTGATACTAAAATCTGCTTCTTTAGTACCCGGAGTTGTTCCTAGAAACGGCATAGTTTACCCCATCACTGGTCTTTTACTTTCAGTTGGAAAATCTGCAGACGCAGGCCAGTCTCTCAATGCTTTTCGATAGGCAGTGAGTTCAGTTTTCTTTGGAAAATCTGCTAGAAGTGAAAGAGAATCAGTTCTTGTAAGTTCTCCATCTCTCCATATTCGCTCTTCTGCTGTTGCTCTTGCAGTTTTTTCTTCTGCACTCGGCTCTGGAGCTTTAAGCTCTTCTATGACTTTTCCCGGAAAAGCTATCTTGCAAAAATCAAGATCGCCTTTTACGCCTGGATTGATAATTGTTCCATTGCTTTCTTTTATTACATATGTTGCCATTTTTTTCTCCTTTATGCGGTATATTGAATAAGTACTATACCATCTCCCCCACTTCCTGCAGACATTAGTCCATTATAATTCTTAGCTCCGCCACCGCCACCGCCTATGCTTCCATGTTGCCCATTAGCAGTATGTGATTCCGGGTGATGCATCAGGGTACCTCCTCCTGCTAACGCAGGAGCAGCTGACGAATAACCTGCCCAATGTCTGTTATCTTGCCCTACAAAAGCTATACCGCCCTTCCCTCCAGTAATTTCACCAAAACCAGACCATCCCTCTGGCGCAATAGCATCTGAATGGCCTCCACCAGCACCACCATTATCATTTACATTATTTCTAGCAGCGTTACCGGTTCCATGAATACCTACAGCGCCTCCACCATAAAATGCTCCAGCTCCTCCTGTACGATTAACATCACCATTGGATGAAGCACCACCAGCAGAAGCTGAACCATTTGTTGTGCCTCCACCTCCTCCGTTTGCAGTAATCGTAGGACCAACTCCACTTAAAGTCATGGTAGTGTGTCCACCTGCACTCCCTGTTCTGGTACCACTATAACCTCCTCCTACTCCTCCACCCCCAATTACAATTGCATAAGTTTGAGACGTAGTAACTGCATACGTTTTTTTAGAGTAGCCGCCACCGCCACCGCCCATTACGTTACTTCCAGAATTATCACAAGAGCCACCACCGCCTCCTCCAATTAAATGAAAAACACAAGTACCGTCCTGCGGAGGAGTCCAGTTTACTGAATTTGTTATCGCTATCTGAGGTAGTGCTCCTGCTGCACTTGCTCCTAAAACTGCCATCTATATCTCCTAAATTTCGAACCAGCCGATGGTTCCATCGACATATACTAATTGAGCTG